GATTTCTCTTTTTATTTTCGCGTTACGCGCGTGGGAATAGAAAAAAAGGCAAAAAAAATACCATCCCTTCTCTGGGATGATTAAAATTTTCGATATGTATTTGTAATCAGTGGACCGTCGCCACTGTTTCCTTCTAAGTAAAACTATACATGATTATTCTCGTCTTTACAAGTGTCATTTTTAAAATTAATCTTCGAAAAAATCCAATGAAAAAGCGGGGTGGTGATATTGTGAGCGGAAAACAAAGTAAATATAAATTAGCGTTCAAAGATTTCTTAGAAGGTGTTAAATACAAGGATATCGCGGATAAATATGGCGTATCTGTTAGCACTGTTAAATCATGGCGCAGCCGTTATTGGGAAGACATGATAAATGAAAAAGGTCTAAAAAATGTTTCGGAAAAGGTTGCAAAACTTCAAAAAAACAGAGAAAAAACGCTTAGAAATAAAATAAGAGATGATTTATATGAACAACTCGGCACGAACGGTATCATACACGCTCATTTTATGGATTTAGTAGAAGATTATATGTCATTTTGGGATATAAAAAACAGATTGATAGCTGATGTAAAAGATCGCGGTGTATCTGTACTAGGCGCTAATGGATTTATGAAAAAAAACGATAGCATTAACGAGTTGAATAAAACTAACACGCAAATGTTAAAGATTCTTAACGAGTTAGGACTTAAGGCGGTAAGTGAGGATGATGACGATGATGCAGAAGTCTAATCTTCCTTATAAATATCATCCTTTCATTAGTGAGTACATGCATGCTGTGGAAAGCGGATCTATCCGTTCTTGTAATGAACAAAAACAATTAATGACCTTAGTTCGAAAAACTTTAGATGATCCAAATGTTTATGTTGATGTTCAAGCTATTGAGGATAGTGTTAATATCCCAGCTAAATATTTTCCATTCGAATTATTCGCATGGCAACGTTTTGTTAACGCTTGTGTGTTCGGCGTTCGTTATAAGGACACCAACCGTCTTGTTTGGAATCAAATATTAATACTGATGGGACGTGGCGGTGGTAAAAACGGATATGCCGGATATTTAAACTTCTATATGCTATCTAAACAGTTTGGTATAGATAGATATCACATTGAATGGATCGCGACATCTGAAGAACAAGCAAAAACTACATTCGATGACGTGAAGGAAGTAATAGAAAATCCTGCAAATAAGGTTTTAAAGAAATCATTTAGTGCTACAAAGGTACTAATTAAACATAAAACAAACAAATCTCACATGAAATTCAATACTTCTAATGCTAGAACGAAAGATGGACGACGTCCTGGATCAGTTTGGTTCGATGAAATTCATGAATATGAAGATTATAAGTCGATTAAAGTATTCCGTTCAGCCTTGGGTAAAGTTAAAGATGGACGAACTTTCTATTTAACAACGGATGGATATGTCCGTGGTGGCGTTTTGGATGATATGAAAGAGAAGGCTCGAATGATTCTAAGTGGCGAAGTTGAAAGGAGTAAGTTATTCCCCTTCATCTGCAAATTAGACTCCGAAGAAGAAGTCGAAGATATTGCAAACTGGGAAAAAGCCAATCCTTCTATTCGAGATAATATGGAATTATTCGAAACGATGAAAGAAGAATGGGCCGATTGTCAAACCAACATTCCTATGCATGTTGAATTCATGACAAAACGGATGAACATTCCGAAGCAGCTATTTCAACATAAAATCGCTACTTATGAGGATCTTCTTGCAACAGATCAACCTTTACCTGATGATTTACACAAATATGAATGTATTGGTGGTGTAGATTACGCAGAATTACGCGATTTCTGCAGCGTCGGTTTGCTATTCAAACGGCAAGGGAAGCGTTATTGGATTCACCATACCTTTATATGGCATCAGGCATTGAAAATGCAGGATATTAATCAAGATATTATAGATATAGGTGTGGAAAAAGGACTCTTCACCATCGTCTATGATAAAGAAATCGAGCCCAAACGTGTTATCAATTGGTTTTTAGAAAAATCGAAAACATACGACATTAAGCGTATCGCGATTGATAAATTCCGTTCTGTAATCTTGAAACCTTTATTAGAAGAAGCTGGTTTTAACGAAAGAGTTGAGATAGTAAGGCGCGGGCAGTACATTCATGCTATGTTAGACCCATTAATCCAACATCTATTCATAAATCATAATATTGTTTTCCACGACGATCCTGTTATGCGTTGGTATTGCGGGAATGTTTATGTGGACGAACTAGGAAATGGCTCAAAAGAATATAAAAAAATCGACCCTGTCAAAAGAAAAACTGACGGGTTTTTTGCGTTCACACATGCGCTCAATTTCGACGGTGATCTTGAAGACTATGCGGTCGATTTAAACGATATGCAAGTATGGTCATTCTGAGAAAGGGGGTGAAAAAATGGGAATTCGTAATGTTTTTAAAACCTTTTTAGGAAAAAGTGATAATGGAACAGTCCCGGATGTTGATTGTAGTGTGATGACACTTAAAGCTGAAATTGCTTACAAGAAATTGTATGTTAACGCTGCTATCGATTTAATTGCTCGTAGTTTAGTAGCTTGTGATTTTGAAACATATAGAAGTGGCAAGTTAAAAAGAAGTTTGAACTACTACCAATTAAATGTGGCACCAAATAAGAATGAAAATGCCCATGAGTTTTGGTATAAGGTTGTCCATCAGTTAATTTACGAAAAGGAAGCGTTAATTTTACCTATAGGTGAGGAACTGTGGATAGCTGAATCGTTTCATCGTGAAACTACGAATGGTTTTAATGAGTATGTTTATAAAAGTGTTTCGATTAACAATCAGCTTTTAACGAAGGAATTTAGAGAACAAGACGTTCTATACTTGAGCCTTTCTGTAGAGTCAATAAACAACGTGATTAATAGTTTATATAGTTCATATGGACTATTACTAGCTAAAGCGATGTCAGATTACAAAGGCAATGGAAGAATACGTTATTTGTTCAGAGGCCGTTTCATGAATTCGTTAACTGATGAAAATGGAAAAGCTTCGCAAGAACTTTTTGAAGAGAAAGCAAAAGATTATATGAATCCTGAAAAGTTAGCAGCAATCATGTTCTTACCTGACAACGTACAAATGGAAGATCAAAGCAAGGACCCACGTAATTTAGATACGAGGGACATCAAAAACCTTGCAAAAGATATGTTAGATTTCGTGGCAACTGCCTTCCACATTCCTCCTTCATTACTAAGTGGAATAAGTGAAGGTGGCATTTCAACTACCGGTAATCCTACTGGCGATTTAGATAACTTTATCATATTCGCAGTAAGACCAATAGGGGAAATGATTACTAACGAATATAACAAGAAGATGTTCTCTAGAGAGCAATATTTAAGTAAAACATACATTAGATTCAACATGGACAACTTCAAATTGTTCGATCTTACTAAGTTTGCTAATTCCGTTGACAAGCTATTTGCAGTCGGTGGCATGAGCATAAACGATGTATTAGAACGTTTAGGAAAAGAACAAATAAAAGAAGATTGGGCTAATGAACGTTATGTTACTAAGAACTATGAGAGAGCAAGGATAAGCGGAACTATGAAAGGGGGTGAAGATATTGGAAATGGAAAAGATTCAACCGAAGTTCCTAATGATGGACAACAATCAACAGGACAATAGTAAATCAGTCATTTATATGTATGGGAATGTTGGTAAAGCTCCTTTCGGTGACATTTCTTCTCAAGGTGTAAGAGAAATGTTAGATGGTGTTACAAATGACATTGAAATTCACATCAATTCAAATGGTGGCGATGCGTTTGAAGGAATTGCAATTTGCAACTACTTAAAAAATCACCCTTCTAATGTAACTGCCGTTATTGATGGTATAGCCGCTTCAGCCGCTTCATTAATTGCGATGGGTGCTAATAAAATCGAAATGCCTTCTAATACCACTATGATGGTACATCGTGCATCGACATATGCATTCGGTAATGCTGACTCATTAGAGAAGCAAGCTAAAATGCTACGTGACGTTGACGAAGCGTTAATTCAATCTTATAACAGCCGTTTTAACGGTGAGTTTTTCCAACTAGAAACACTTCTAGACAACGAAACTTATATGACCGCTGAAAAAGCTAAGTCATTCGGTTTCTGTGACGTAATCACTGATTCAATACAATCAAGTGTGGACAGTGAATCTGTAATTACAAATGAAGTTGAAGAACAACCCATCATCGCATCTATCGAAAACGAAGGTGACAAACGTACTCAAAACGCTGAAAAATCAGCTAACTTTATGGTTTCACTATTAAAATCTATTAAACTGTAGGAGGTAATTTACAATGATTAAAGACTTAGAAACGAAATTTGAAAATCAACGAAATTTAAGTAAGGTTTTAGCATCTGGTTCAGATGAAGAGGTGAATGATGCGTTAGTTGCATTCGCTCAAGGTATTCAAGAAAAAATTTTAGCACAAGCATCAGTACAATCTAGCGATCAAGCTATCTTAGCTGCTCGTGGTGGACGTGCTTTAACTAGTCAAGAAACGAAATACTACAATGAAGTAATTGCAGGTAACTCTTTTGCTGGTACTGAAGCATTAGTACCAACAACTGTTATCGAACGAGTATTTGAAGACTTAGTTCAAAATCATGAATTATTATCTGAAATTACATTTGTTAACGTCGGTGCTTTAACTGAATGGATTCTGAAAAAAGGTGATATCCAAACTGCCTTCTGGGGTAAATTGTGCGCGGCTCACAAAGAACTTTTAGATGAAGGTTTCGAAACGATTAAAATTGAGGAATACAAATTATCAGCATTTATGCCTGTATGTAAAGCAATGTTAGACCTTGGCCCGACTTGGTTAGATCGCTACGTTCGAACTGTATTAGTTGAATCTTTAAAAATCGCTTTAGAATTAGCTATCGTTCGTGGTACTGGTAAAGATCAACCTGTAGGCATGATGAAAGATTTATTAACTGTTACAGGGGGCGTACATGCTGATAAAGCCGATACTGGTAAGTTAAAAGACCTTAATCCTTACACTTTAGGTAATATCATGGCTCTACTTACTAAAGATGGTAAACGTAATCCATCTAATGTGTTACTAATCGTTAACCCTGTAGACTACTGGTCTAAAATTTATGGTTATACTACACGACCTAACATGGATGGAACTTACACTTATAACGTTCTTCCGATTCCAGGTAAAATCGTTAAATCAAATGCTGTTCCTAAAGGTAAATTAATCGCTGGTATGGCAAAAGATTACTTCCTTGGATTAGGTGGAGCACAACGTTTAGACGTTTACGATCAAACACGCGCTATCGAAGACGAAGATTTATACATCGCTAAAATGTACGCTAATGGTCGTGCTGAAGAAAATGAATCATTCTTAGTTTATGATATTTCTGAAATGAAAGACCCAGGTACAGCGGTGACTACTCCAGCACCTACTAAATAGGGAGTGATCCTTTATGAGTGACAATCAATCACAGGCGACGTTACAGTCGCCTTTTGATTTGTTAGAAGATGTAAAACATGCACTAGCAATCACTTGGGATGAAGAAGACAAGGACATCATAAAGCTTATAGATCGTTCCGTTTATTTTATCAATGATTTAGTAGGCGCTGAACTTGATCTAGCCGTCAATTTATCCGCAAGAGAGCTAGTTATTAACCGTATTCGTTATGAATATAACAATGCGTTAGACAGTTTCGAAAGTAACTTCAGACAACCACTTTCACGATTGATATTACATGTCGCGATCGATGAAAGGAAGAAGAATAATGGCAATTGAACAACATAGAAAAACATTTAATGATGGATTTATTAGCGTTAAGGAAAGTAAAACGATCCGGAATAGCGCTAAAAAAGTAATCGGACGTGAAAATGTCGAGATTATCAGACTTAGATTTTCGGAACTTTCGTGCCGTGAAGTTGATATTCAATTCGCTGAAAGTATTGATAAAAAGTTAGATATGAAAATTGAAACGTTATACGCTCCTATGTTCAAGAATAAGGATGTGGACAGCCTAATAATTGAATTACGAGGACATTCTTATAGCATCATTAAAGCGGATCGTTTTAAAAATAGCATGTATTTATACTTGCAAAAGGTAGGTGGTCTAGATGACACTGAATGATTTAATTGAAAAGTTTAATAGTAAACTAGTCCAGCATTTAGAGTCTTTCTTCCACACTGTAGAAGTATACCAGGACTCAGTTCAGGAGGATGAAGCGAATCTATCCACAATCAACCATGTTGTATTTGAAACAGGTGGGTTTGTTAGAGCGGGGGCAAGCGCATTTACACAAGATGTAACAGTTTATTATTTTTCGGAAAATCGTGAGGACTTAGATGTATTGCAGGTTGAGTTTATGAGTTCACTAAGTAAAACTGGCCACACATGTAATAAATCGCTCAAAGAAAAAATGAGGAAGAAAGATACAGAGTTTTTTGTTGATGTATTAACATTCGAGCTTACAAGGAATGTAAAATATGCCTGCTAATTTTAGTGTTGATGCTTCTAAATTTGAATCTTTGCAAAGAAACATTGAGCGATTACCAAACGTTGCGGAAAAGATAATAAATGAAGATTTAAAGTCTAGAATTGCACCAGTAATGAAAAAGTCAGTTCTTGGCTTAATGCCTATATCGAATAGAAAGAAAGTCCACGCTAAACTATATCAATCTATTAATGACGATAACAAAGAGAATTTAACATTAACATTAAAACCAAAATCGAAATATAGATATTTAGTTTTCCCTGATTTGGGATTAGGTACAAGTAAGAAAAAGGCGGCCAAAAAGTTCATGGAGCGTGGTGTGGATAAAAAGGTCGATTACTCTATTGAGGAATTAAATAAATCTTTAATAGAAGAAATAAATAAAACTTTAGGAGGGCAATAATATGCCAGTTACAGTTGATGTATTTGATGCGGTCGAGATTAAAAATGCTAGTGTACTTTTTAAAGGTGAACATGTAACTGACCCATTCGGTTGTGTAGGTAAATTAGATGCAGAAACAGAAATTAAATCAGTTGAAAAGAAATGCGGCGGCTTTACTCAAAAGAAAAAATCAAAACCAACACAAATGAATGTAAAAATTAGCGGTCACATGCAATTAAAGGTTATTCGTAACATTTTTGGTATTACAAACGAAGGGTTGATCGATGGCGTTTACTCATATGGTATCGACAGCTTAGGAAAAGATTTTGCGTTCGTTGCGGAAGAGCTTGACATATTCGAAGAAAACACACGTTTAATCGCATTCCCTAATTGTACAAGTGCAACAGGTTTTGTTAAGAGTGTAGAAAACGGTGCTGAAGAACTAGCCGAAGTAGAATTAGAAGTAACAGCGTTATCTGACGAATTCGGTCGTTTCTATTATGAAGGTATCGAACTACCGGAAACAGTTGCAAAAGAATGGATGACAAAATTTGATTCGGCTAAATTACGAAAAACAGCACAAACAAAATAAATTCTATCAAAGGTGCTCTTTATGAGTGCCTTTTAATTTTGATTATAGGGAGAGAAATTATATGACAAAAGAAATTACGTTATCAAATGGTGAAGTAGTGAAGGCGAATCCTAACTTAACAGCTTTAACATTATTCAAATTAGAAAAAGAAGGCATTATCGATAAAGGATTTTTAAGTACTTTATTAAACGCTGGCGGAATTCAGAACATTGATTTATTAGATACGTTCCGTATTGTTTATGCGGCTTATCGTCAAGCAAATCCTACTGGATATATGGAATTTGAAGCATTCATGGAAGTATATGAAGTTGATATGTCAGAGGCGTTCTATTATTTCGGTGCAGTTATGAAAAAAGAAGCTAAAAACAACATGGCAAAAGGTTTTCAACAAAAAGCCGGAAAAAAGGCTTAAAACTTCCTAAATTCGAAATTGAATTCGTTGTGGACTTATACAGTCTATACGTATTTATTTTTGAAATATCGGAAGTTACCCTTAAGGGATGTTCAAAGAATAGCAGAAAACAAAAGTGCTTACGAAGGGTGGAAAGCCTATATCCAAGAAAAGGAGAGTGGAAAATAAATGGCTACTCCTTCAAAAGAAACCATAATTAAATTTAAGGCTGACACCGCTGATTATAAATCTAAGATAAACGAAATGAATCAGGCGAATAGAGCCTTAACACAAGAGTTAAAGTTAGCTCAAACACAAATGAAGTTAACCGGAACTGATGTTGATAAATATAAGACTTCGTTATCCACACTTGAGAAGCAATATGATATCGCTAAAAACAAAACAAGAGAGACAGCGGAACAACTTCAAAGAACAAAACAAGTGTGGGGAGAAAATGCAACAGAAACAAAGAAGGCTGAAGAAGCGTTACGACGTGCACAAATTGCTGAAACTGAAATTTCTAACAAAATAAAAACTACTACCGAATCATTAAAAGAAGCTAAACAAGCTGAAGCATTACGAAATAGTGAAATAGGTAAGTCAAAGCAAGCGTTAGAAGGTTTGAAAACAGCCCATTCCAGTTTAAAAACTGAAGCTGATAAATTAAAATCGGCGTACGATCTCCAAGCAGCTTCACTAGGAAAGAACGCTTCGGAAACTTCCAAGGCGAAATTACAATATGACTATTTAAAGCAAGCGCAACAAAACGCTGGTGAACAGTCTCGAAATTTAGCGCAACAATTAAATAATGCTAAAACTGCATTCGGCGCTGGATCTGAAGAAGTTAAAAGGTTAGAAACCGAATTAAATAGGGCAAGACAAGCTGAAATTGAACTAGGCAGAGAAACGCAAGCTCTAGAAAGAAGAGTTGGAGACAGCTTTAAAACAGCTAAATCACACGTTCAAGAATTCGGTAACAAAGTAAAAGAAGTCGGTCAAAGTGTTTCTAGTGTAGGAAAAGACATGTCAATGAAAGTGACAGCCCCTATAGCTGGCGCCATGGGTTACGCTGCAAAAGAAGCATCGAAATTCCAACATGAAATGGCTGATATTCGAAAAGAGGTAAACGCAACAGGGTTAACTTCTCAACAAGTTAACGACGTTATGAGCAGAATGTGGGATAGTTCCCTTGCTAACTCTCAAAAGTTTGGTGTTAGTACCGAAAAAATAAATGAAGGTTTACTTGTGTTAGTTAAAGACGGTTACACAGCAGAAGAAGCGATGCGAATCATGACTGTTTCTCTCCATACTGCCCGTGGCGCGAATGAAGATTTATCAAAAACTGTGGACGGATTAGGATCTGCTTATGAAGCTACAGGACAAAAAACAAATAACGCTGAGCAGAATATAGCTGGTATCAATAAGATGGCTGACATATTCGCTTATACAGCTAACCATACAAAAGCTAGCGTTCATTCTCTAACAGAAGCAATGTCAATTATCGGGCCAACTGCAAATTCAGCTGGACAAGATTTATCAACAACCGCTTCTGCTGTAGGTATGTTGCAATCTAATGGTATTGAAGCAACAGTTGCGGCAAGGGCTTTAAAATCAGGTTTCGTTAACTTAGCTAAACCGACAAAAGCAATGTCAAAAGCTATGTCTAAAATGGGATTCGACGCGTATGACACAAACGGAAAAATGAAACAATTGCCACAAGTTATAGATGAACTTGAACATAGTATGCAAGGTATGACACAAGAACAACAAAACGCTACATTAGCTACGATATTTGGTAAAGAACATTTAGCGTCTTGGCAAATACTTGTTCATAGTGGCGGAGAAAAACTGAAGAAAATGTCTGATGATGCTCGAAATGCCACCGGAGAAGTTAAACATTTATCTGAACAAATGGAGAACACTCCAGAAAACAAATTCAAGGAATTACAACAAACACTTCATACTTTAGCTGTACAATTCGGTACTGAAGTATTACCTGCATTAATGCCAGTTGTTGAAAAGTTAAAAGATTTGATGAATTGGATTTCTAAACTTGATCCAAAAACAAAACAAACGATTGTAATCATAGCGGCGTTAGCGGCGGCAATCGGCCCATTATTAATAGTCATAGGAGCTACAATAACAGCCATAGGAACGATAATAACCGCCATCGGTTCAGTGATTGGTTTTATCGGTACTCTAATAGGTTGGATTTCTGGTATAGCTGAAGCAATAGGAATTGTCGTCACCACGATAGCTGCATTTGTTGGTGCTCCTGTAGCATTAGTAGTAGCCGCAATAGCTGCAATAATAGCAGCAGTCGTAGCAGTTATAGCTATATTTAATAACTGGGGCGGTATTACAGATTGGCTTAAAGAAAAATGGAGTCAATTTTCAACCTGGATGTCAGAATTGTGGACTAGTATTTCTGAAGGGGCATCTAAAGGGCTATCAGAAACACAAATAGCACTGTCAGACGTATGGACGTGTATAACTGTATGGTTTAGTGAACAGTGGGCATCTTTTACAGAATCATGGATTCAATTTTGGTCGAAATTTGGCGAAGTAGCATCCGAAATTTGGAGTAATATCACAGAGTGGTTTTCATCGTTTTGGTCTGGATTGGTAGAAGTGGCAAAAATAGCAGGAGAATTTCTATTCCAGGCTGTTACATTACCGCTACGTTTGATTTTAACGACGTTTATTTTGATTTGGGAATTGATAAAAGAACCTGTTACTTCTTTCTTTTCATGGGCAAATGAATATATACAAGCAGGAGTAAATTTTATTTCCGATATATTCAGAAAATGGAAAGAAAAATTATTGAGTATAGTGAGTCAAATGTGGGGAAATATTAGTTCCGCTACTTACAATATTTGGAGTTCGATAGCGAGTTTTCTTTCTGAAATCTTTGATTCTATTACTTCTAAAGTGTCTGATTGGACAAATAAGGCTTCTAACATAATTTCATCGTGTTGGAATTATGTGACATCAGTAACTTCAGGTATTTGGAATTCGACAGTTTCATATTTAAATAATTTGTGGAGCGGTTTGGTATCAAAGGCATCAAGTGCTTTTAATAGTCTGAGGTCTGTGATTTCTTCGGTCTACTTATCTATTAGTTCTTTAACTTCCAATATTTGGAATTCGACAGTTTCATTTTTAAGTAGTTTGTGGGGCGGGTTAGGTTCAACAGCTTCAAGAATTTTTAACTATATTTCATCTGTCGTTAGTTCGAGTTGGAATTTCACTTCAAATGTATTGAATTCAATTTACAAACCAATTAATAGTGTAATTGATTTCTTTTATGGTCTTTGGAATTCGATTATTAGAGTAATGAACGGTATTATCGATACAGTTTCAAGAGCGTGGAATAAAGCTGGTGGCATTTTAAACAAATTAAATCCATTTAGCAGTTCTTATTCTATAAGTGTTAACGATAATACAGGAAATCAAGGAATTGCCCCAGCATCATTCGCAGCGCCTGCATCGTTCGCCGCGCCAAGGGCATTAGCTGTTAATTTAAATCAAGGCGTTCCATTAGCTCCATTCTCTTCTGGAGGTGCACTAGGAGATACGGTACAAAGGATTACTAAAACCATAGGTGGCAATGGTATTCTTTCTAATTTACCTAACATTGTTAACAATTCATTGTCATTGAGTAAAGGTGTTAACGCTAATCAGCAACAGCCACAAGAAATTAAAAATGAAGTGACTTTTAATACAACTGTTAAAAATGAAAGTGATCTAAATAAAATGTTTGAAAAAGCTGATGATTGGTTTGCAAAGAAAGGACAAATGTTAAATATCGGTATAGGGAGGGCGCGACGTGGTTGATATTCGAATAAATGAAATATTAGGACGTGACTATCTTCTTTGTATGATAGAGCGCCCTGACATACCAACAGCAAAAGAAAAAATAGAGTTTATTGAAGTTCCTGGTAGAGAAAACGGATCATTAACAAAGAAAAATGGTTATGAAGACGTTACTTTCAAGATTGACTTTAACTTGTTAGAAGATTATAATATCAAACCATTGTTACGACGTATAAAAGCGTGGCTATTGAACGCTAAAACCCTTTCTTTTACAGATGATAACGTTTATAGAAAAATAAAAAGTGTGGAAATAGGTAGTATCGCTAATGAAATAGAAGAATATGGACAATTCGAAGTTACTTTTGTAGCTGATCCATTCGAATATGCTATTCTACAACCTTTGGAAATAACTAAGACAACTACTCTTGTAAACTCGGGCACTAAGTATTCATTACCTAAAATAACGATTTATGGTAGTGGATCAATTACTGTTACGATAAATGATGTTTCATTCTTAATTAAAAATGTAAATAGTTCAGTAGTAATTGATTCCGAGTTAAAAGAAGCATATTCGAACACTACGCCGATGAATAGTAATATGATCGGTAATTTTCCCACATTCTCTGAAGGTGCAAACGCAATAAAATGGACTGGAACTGTTACAAAGTTACAAATTGACCCGAGGTGGCGTTACTTATGATTACATTATATAAACCAACTGAAACGGATTTTACTCACAATGGTATAGGTATTTTAGACGATAATATTTACGATGCAGTTATTGAAGAAGAATTAAATGGTTTATATGTCTTAAGTTTTAAATATCCGTTATTCGCTCCGCATGGATTAGAAATAGGTGGTCAATGTTTAATCAAAGCGCCAACACCTGATGGCAATCAATTGTTTCGTGTAGCACGACCTGCACCTTCTATGGGTGAATTACACGTATTTTGTTATCACGTATTCTATGATCTCGTTGATAACTTGATTGAAGATACATTTATTCAAGAAAAGGGCGGACAAGCAGCATTACAACAAATGAAAGAACGTATGCAATATAGCACTAATTTTAATTTCATTAGCGATATAAGTACAATTGCTAGTTCTCGTTTAGTTGGAAAAAATCC